AAGAAACTAACCAAGATATGCTACGACGGTTTGTTAATTACCAAAGAGAGATATCCAAACAATTGCATGAAACTTATCCTGAACTTATTCTTTCACATTTGAAAGAGTTTGCTAAGGTTTGTTTCAAATTGAATGGTGTTTATCCTTTTGGTCAATTATCAACCAAGGAAGAGGCTGCTGGTAAAATCCGAGTATTTGCAATGGTCGATTTCTGATCTCAGATAGCATTAAAGGGGTTGCATAATTATCTTTTTGATATATTACGTCAATTACCCAATGATGGTACCTTTGATCAGCAAGCTAGTATAAAACGTGCTGCCCAAAAATCTATTGACAGTGGTCAGAGCTTTGGATATGATTTATCCGCTGCTACTGATCGTTTACCTCTAGATTTACAGATAGCTGTATTATCTAACTTGTTTTCTGAAAAGGTTGCTCAGTTATGAGCTGACCTCTTAGTGCGGAAACGAGATTATTATCTCGTGACCTCCTGAGAGTTGGAATTCGTAACACATGGTAAACCTGTGGGTATGGAAAAGATTGAACCTTTCCGGTACGCCGTTGGTCAACCAATGGGTGCACTTTCTTCTTGAGCTATGCTCGCTCTCACTCATCATCTGATAGTTCAAGCTGCTTTTCTTCAGGTCCACCCCTTACGGAGTGATACTTGATTCGAAGGCTATGAATTATTAGGTGACGACATTGTGATCTTTGATCCAGAGGTCGCTATGAAATATTTGAGTATAATGGGATCGCTAGGAGTTCCCATCAATACTTCAAAATCAGTGTTGGCGCGTAATGCAACAGTAGAATTTGCAAAAGTTGTGACTCATAATGGAGTAGATGTTTCCGCTCTATCATGAAAACAGCTTTTACAAGATGCCAATTCATTAATGGGTAGAGCTAATATTACTCAATTCCTCCTTAAAAAGGGATTGGGTCTTACAAACTTTAAACATTATCTGACTGGGCTTCTACGGGAAAGCAAATATTCGGTTGGTTCTCTTTCTCCTGGTTTTTTAGCATTGCTAACTATGCTCACGAATAAGAAAGTTTTTACCCTTTCTTATCTCATTGGGTTAGTTAATAATCCTAAAATCCCCTTACAGTCTTGGTATGGTACCATCCTATTGTCGTTGCGAGAGAGTGTATTATACGCTGTCTTGCATCGGTATTGAGTTAAAGGTGAATCTCAATTCACTTTGAGCTCTAAGATGGAGACTCTACGAAGGCGAAAGGAAGCATGATTGATGGTCTTTTTACAAGGACGCATCTTAATGCTTCAGGAAAAGAAAATTCCCTCTACAATCGAAGCCGGCAATGACTACTCAGATACGGATTCCCTCTCGGAGAAGACACTCGTCTATCTCTTGCCTATGTTTAAGGAGCTTGCTCCTCAAACTAAGCGAGATTTATTCGACTTCTTCACCATGGGGATGATGTCTGATAGCATATTCGAGAAGTTAAAGACTTTCATGGAATACAATCCACGAAGGGCTAAGACTATCGATGAGCTGCTTGAAGTAATCGAGTTATATGAGGCGATTGAGTCTCATTATACTGTCCATTTAGATGATAAAAAATCTAAAAAAGACCGTAAATTGAGTTCTGAATCTCCTTTACGTGTTCTCAAACATATAATGGATCTTTCTAAGAAAGTTCCAGAGTACGTTAGAGACACGACATCTAACCAGTGGTTTAGTTAAGTGGCATAGTTTGTCACATTTGTACTAAAACAAAGGATTGATCAAGTTAAGCTGCTATCGTTCAACATCTAGAAGATGCTCTGAATGGCCTCGCGCAGAAACGCGTGAAGAAGGTCCGAGAAATCCCTACCAAAATTGGTGGATAGCAGTGGAAAAGGTGGTTCATGTAAATTAGTAACATGACTAGTTAAATCTTATACCAACTGATTGAAGTATGTTATCAAATCAGCCTCTTGAAATCAGAGAGGACTATATTAGCCCTTGATAAAAGTATTATTGGTCAGTGATGTTAAACTTTGTTTAACCAATCTCCCTGTGCCTTTAGTCAACAAGTGACCAGTATATGGTCCCGATCGATAAGGTTGGGAATGATTGATATGACTTTTCTAACACGAGGTTAAGCTCTTTGCTAACCCCAGTTACTAGATACTCTAATAGCAGAGGATCCTAAAAGCCAGACTCAAAGGTCTAACGGTTTAGAGATAAACCTACTAATAAGGGTAGAAGTGTAAGCAGAGGAGTCATCCTCATAAGACAACTTACTCTTCTGAGATCCCCCAAAGGAAAGATCATCAAAGAGGTTGCAGGAGAACTGCTCTAACGGTAGAAGATGACAAACATGCCTTTTATGTAAAAGCGGTAAGTCATTACCTATAGGTGAACCCGAAAGGGGATTCTACTAATGGGTATCCACCGAGCCATACTTGCCTTTTCTTGACCCATAAGGACCTGGAAAAAGTTATAAGGAATGAACGCCTAATGACGTATGCAAAGCCCTTTCTCAATCACGGGCTGGAGAAAGAAGATTGTATGCGGTACAGCAGGATAGTTCCTAAACGGGAACCAGGGTAATCCTCGT